ATTACTCATTTATTATATTTTCCTCATCTAATAAAGAATTTTTATTAGTTTCAGTTAATACCTTTTTCCCATTTAACCTAGTTAAAGACAGTTTTTTAAGAATCCTAGAATTTTCTTCTAAAGCAAATGTGGAAACATCATTTGTTCTACTAGGAGTATCGTCTGCGGTTAGCCCGGCTTTACCTAAAGGATCTCTTCCCATATTAGCTTGGTCAGTATCATACCTACTAAACTTTAAAGCAGGTCTACCTGGTTTTTCTTCGTCATAACCATCAGGAACATCTTTAATAGTTTTGTCTCTTTTAGTAGAATATAAATTAGCTAAATCATGAGGGGTCCCATATGATTCTCCTGACTCTATAGGATCATTACCCTCATTTTCTATCTGATTAAGTCTAAAAATATGGGCAGCATCATCTAAAGCTCTATTACGCTCATGTTCTATTTCTTTATCAGATAAATTAAATATGTTTTTATAAACAAAATCAGTAGATAATATTTTTTTGTCCGTGATAGAGTTAGCTAAGGCTACTTTTTCAGTATATAATTGAGTTTTTTCTTGTTCAAATACAATTGAAGGACCTGTTAGTTCTAACTCAAAATCTACTAAATCAGAATCAGTAAATCCTTGAGTATATAAGTGTACTAGTGCAATTTTATGTAATTCGGATACTATAGTTCTTTGTAAACGTTCTATTGTACGGGCAAAACGAATATCCATAGCAGCTAATGTAGATTTGCCTTCAAGATTTTCATCATATCCTAAGAATGCTTTAGGTATTTTTAGGGCTGCTAACATTCGATTCTTTAAGTACTCGATATCAGTTGTACCATCATAATCTAATCCTTTAGTAGTTTCAATTTTAGTTGATGCATCATTACCTCTAACGGGGATATAAAAATCTTCCGTCATGTTTTGGATGTTAAACTTTAAATTATAGTCTCCAGAAGATTGATCTATATAAGGTGTTTTTTTCATTCTAGCAACTGTCTTTTCCATAAATGAATCGATTTCATTAGGTGGAATACCGCCTACATTCATATAGAATATTCTTTTTTCTGGTGCGCGCATAATTCTATGGATAAGCATCGCATCCTCCATCAATATAAGTTGTTTAAATACTTTACGAGCAGGTTCAAGATAAGACCTACCATAAGGAAGATATGCAGCATCTGATAATAATCTAAAGTGAGCTACTTCATAATTTTCTAATTTCATCTGATCACTTCTTCTAGCACTATATGTGTTAGATTGTGATAATCCATTAGGGTCTAATATATATTGGACATAATTTGGGTTTTCAGGATCGGTTCCCTCTTCTCTAACTACTTGATATACCGAAAGAGGTAAAGCATTATAGACACCAAACTTTTCTGAAATTTGAAGATGTAGATAAAAATCGCCATACTTACACATTTGACGAACCCAAGAAGGTAAATTAAATTCAACATTTAATACATCATAAAATAAGTTATGGAGTACACGCTTAACATTTTCATTAGATGATTTAATAGTTAATACATCACCATATTCATTTTTAAGAGTTGCTTCTTCCGAAATAATATCTAATGCGGGTGCAATAAGTGAATCATAATCCATCGCTTCATAGTCGCTATAAAGCTGAAGACGCATAGATGAGTAGTTAAGTGTAGGATTATATTGTAAAGAAGATCCTACAGGTCTATGTAATCTTGTAAATCTATCATATAATGAATTAGATTCTAAGTTACCATATTTTTGGATGCGATCAACATCCATTACTTTGAGTTGTTTTCCTCCTACGTTTCTAATAATAACATCGTTAGAAAATAACCTTCGTAATCGTGTAAATAAGCTAGTATCTGCCATATTAATGGTTTATTTTGTGTGTATAAATATTTAACCTAAAAGCCAAGACAAATCTTCATCTTTTCCATTTACTTTCATTTTATATGCATCCTTAGGATTATTCATTTGAGTAGAAGTAAAAAATGGGTTATAAGTGGATTTTGTAGTATTTGCAAGCATAGCTCTAGTTAAATCAACCCCATGTTGGGCAAATTTTAATGCAGTATCTCGCACATAACATGCAGTAGCTATAGACATAATTAGGTCATCATTATACCCTGTTTGGGCTTCTGGTCGTCCATTTTTCCAAACAAAGGTTCTTAGTTCATCTAATGTACGTCTTGATTGAATCTGTATACTTTGTTCTTTAACGTACGCATCTAATTTAGCAATGGTTAATGGTCTTGTTCTAAGTGACATAGTAAAACCAGGTACCATTTTAGATTTATCTATTAAATCATACCCTTTAGCAATATATGCTTCAGCATCGCGAGTAAATTTTTCATCTTTAGGACTATAATATAGGTTTTCATAACCCATATCAATTACTTCTTGTATAGCAGCCCATCCAATATTTGCATTTTCAATTACAAGTAATGCTTTATTATACTCAGTTGCTATATTATATAATATCCTACCAAAATCTTTAGTTGGTACTTGGTCTTTAAATTCAGCCACTTGGGTACAATTTTCAATATCTATAATATGAAATGCTGAATAGTCTTTAGAGTCACCCCTTGCTACATCAGCTACAACCATATATTGTCTTGTATAGTCTGGGTATTCCCAAACCCATAAACTACTATTCATACCACGTTTTTCTAGTGGATCTTTTAGCATTGTAGCTTCTATATGATTTAATATTTCAGGAGGAAATACTGTATCACCAGAGGTTGTAAAGTCACAATCACATTCTTGTGCCGCCATTCTATCCCCTAATTCATCATCTTGTCTATCTCTCCATTCTTGGTTTCTTTCAGGGTGTACAGTCCAAGGTAATCTAATAGGTGTAAAACCGCTTGTACCGTCCTGTGCTTTAATCCATTGTCTATGGAACCAGTTACCAGTACCATTAGGTGTAGATAATATAATTGCTCTACCACCAGTTGCAAGTGTTTGCTGTGCTGAACCCCAAATTTCTTCAATTCTATTTTCTTCAATAAATGCAGCCTCGTCAATTACTAGAAGCGAAATTGCTTCTGATCTACCAGCATCGCCTGCTGCGGATACTGCCTTAATTTGAGATCCGTTTTTAAGTCGCAGCGATAATCGGTTATTTTCTACTGTTGGTAGTTTTAACCAACTAGGTAACTGATCATACATAAATCGTACTTTAGTTACTAGGTTTTTAGCTGTTTCTTGTTTTGTTGCAATTACAAGGATGTTTTTATCCTTTTGGAATAACATCATGTGTAGAGCTATACCTGCTGAGAGTGTCGAAATACCAAGCTGTCTTGATTTTAGGATTACTGACTTATCGTGTTTATTTAGTAGTCCTAATACTTTTTCTTGGAATGGGTATAGGTTAAACTGTGTTCTACCTCTTGTTGGGTGTTGAATCCAACAATATTTTTTCATAAAATAAACAGGATCGCTTGCTGATTTGACAAATTCCTGCTTTATAATTGCTTTAATGTCTGCCATCGTATATACGTAGCTAAAAAGAAAGGGGACCGAAGTCCCCTTAATTCTTATATTTAGTTAAGTTAGCCTTTTACTATATTAGCTAATTTTTGCATGCGCTTAGCTGATTCATTAAGTTCAAATGCTTCTTCATCAATAGCATCTTCTTCAACTGGAATATCTTCATCCATTACTTTTTTACCTCCATCTTCATCATAGTTTTTGGGCAATTTATTACCCATTTTACCGTATTCTTTCTGGAGTTTAGCTTTAGCTCTTTCAAGTTCTTTAAGTTGCTTACGAACTTCTTTAACAGCATTTTTATCCATCATGTCTCTAAACTCATTATCTTCATCAATACGAGTCAAACGACCTTGTGTTTCTTCGATCATTTCATCAATTGCTGCAAGTTTAGTTTCAAGGGCTGCTCTGCGTCCTTGAGTTTCAATTTCTTTCATCTTTTTAGCTAATGGATTTTTAGCTTCTTTGATTACTTTTTTAATGTATTTTTCTAATTCACTCATGGTGTTTGTGTTTTCGTTGACAGATTTAGGTGGTGAAGATAAATTTTTAATTTTTAATTCACCCTTAGTCCTATAAAGATTTTTAAAGTCAGTAAAATTAGGGTGTTTTTGAACTTGTTTTTTAAGCTCATCCTTAATTTTTTTACCTTCAGATCTAATTTCAGCTTGGGTATAACCTAATCCTGATAAAAATTTAAGGAATTGGGGTTCTCTTTTGCTTTTAACTAAATCATTAGCAGTAATATATAAAGCCTTATCTACATCACTAGCGAAATTTACAGTTAAACCACCATATCTAGGATCAGGTTTACCACCTACCTCAGTATTTTTTTCTTTATGAATACTTTCTGCTAATGGGTCGCTTAAATCAATGCTACCTCCTAAGCCTAAGGCATCTAAGTCAGCCATTGGATCGTCTGACATATCAAATTCTGCGTCTCTTCTCTTTCTACCTCTAGTTTCAGGAGCATTTGGATCACGAGTTGGTTCCATTGCTTTTTTAAGTTGAGAAGTTAATGTAATTAAACCTTTCATTTCAAGCGCTTTTAAGAACTTATTTGCTTGAGCTGGGCTATTATAAGAAGTAGCAGCAATTACGTCCTTAGAAGTAAAACCCTCAGGCTTAAGCATTGCCGTAGCTAGGGCTTTTATTTCTTCCGGGGTAAAACGCTTTTTAGGGCGCTTTTGTCCTGGTGATTTATATGTTTTAAGAACGTCATTTACACGTTGCATAAATTGAAGGACTTGCTTTAAATCAGCTTCTTGGCTTATTTTAAACACATTAGATGTGCGAGCCATTTCTTCTAAACCGGCTCTATCTAATTCACCAGCGGCTAAATCTTCTAATTCATCTTCATCACCCATTTCCATAGCTTGGGCAATACGGTCGTCTTCTTCAGGACGTGAATCCGCAGCCATCATTTCGGGGGACATTCTCATATCCTCTAAAGTGGCTTCAATTTCTTCAAGTATAATCTGCTTGATGTCAGTTTTATTCATTTTGCAAAATATTGTTGTTAACAATAATAAATATATAAAACTTAGTCAGGCAGTGTATAGTCTAAAGTTTGTATTAAAAGTATGGTTCCTAGTATACCTGCTGCCGCACCTACTGCGGGTCTATTAAACCACTTATCTTGAGATTTTATATAATCTAAATGTAATTGGATTTGTTCATTTAAAAGAAATATTTCTTCATCCTTATACATTATGACTAAACTATCCTGTTCAATTAATAATTCGTATAATTTAATTGTTCGTTCAAGTTCTTCAATTAATACTGCTTTTGACGAATCTTGTATTTCAAGGGTATCAAGAGCAAGAAAAAATTGTTCTAACTCATCCGCGGGGATTTTTAAAGTATCTTGAGCATAAAAAGCACTAGATAAACCTAAAAATAAAATTAATAATAAATTTTTCATTTTTTTCTTCTGTATTTTTTCTTAAAATCACCTGTTACTTTTTTAGCATTGCTAGTGTTTTTAACCTGTGTTTTAGCTTTAACCACTTTTTTCTTTTGTGTATTAATTGCTTTTTTAGTTTCAGTTCGTTGTGCTTCTACTTTTCTAGTTCTAGCCTGAACTGTTTTAATCTTATTTTGGTTTTGATTAACCTTTTTAGTGTGCTCTTTTTTCTTCTTATTTTGAGTAGAAGCTACTGCAGCCGCACCACCAAGCATTGCAAGTAATCCTACTATCCATTTCCAAATTTTCATGATTAAAATGTTACTATTTTTAATATTTGTTTAATTCGTTCTTCTGTAGAACCTTTAATTGTTGTGTAAAAACGACGATGTTTTTTTAATAATTCTTGAATACATACATCAATTTCATTTCTATATTCTAAATTAGTTTCCCTTACACCATTATCTTCCATATCCATATTTTCTGGGGATATATAAAATAAATAATCATATAAATAAACAAAACGTTGAGCATATGCTTCAAAAGCTTCTCCATTTATAATACTAGTTTTTCTAGCACATTTAGTAAATGCCATTACATCTATAATAGTTCTATCTGTAACTATATTAGGTTGCATTAATTCACTTACACGTTCTGCAAGAAAAATTGTTTGTCCCTCTATAGTTGTTTCATGATTAAGAGGAATACCTAAAGAATTAAGATATGCACTACGTTCAGTAGCAAATTTATAATTTTTTAATTCAGGGATTTCCTGAAGCGCTTTAACTAGTGTAGTTTTACCTACACTCATTGTTCCACAAAAACCTATTTTCATTATCCTGCTTGTCTTTCTTTAAATCTTGGGTCTTTAAACCACGGTAGACCCTTACCGTCTCTTTTTCTTTCTTTCCATTCTTCTTCGGAATATTGTATGCCATAAATATAATACTCTCTCTTACGACTATCACCTTCTGGTATAAGAGCTGGTCCCTCCCAGTTATGAAGTTTATTATCCCAAAGATAAGCTATAGTACCATCTGGTGATTTTAATTTTCTAGATTTAGGAAAATCTTCTACACCTCGAAGTCGATTTTGTTCTTCGATTAACCGACTTTCTTCAAATTTTTTATTTTCTTTTTTACTCATACTGTTTTCCAATATTCGGATTTTTCTTTAGGCATTGGTAAACCCCCTATAGTGTGTATTTTATTATCTTCTTCAGACCAAGGACCTGGCTTATCTGCCCACTCTAAAAAATCATCTATTTCTTTTTGATTTAAGATTGATTCAGCAACATATGTACCTTGTGCTCCACTTACTGTAATACCCCTTGCTGAGAGAGCATCGCCTACAAAGTGGACATTTGGTACTGTTTTAAGTGATAAGTTATCATAATCTACAAGTGGTTCTGGTGATAGGTATTTTACTTCTGGCATATAAACACCCCAATCATTACCTAATGTAGGGAATACTTTAGTCATATCTTTTAT